CGTTATTTTACCCGTATCTGAAGTATCAGTCTGTTCCACTATTGGTGGTGGATCTATGTAGTCTTTAAATTTCATATTACCAGTTTATAAATTTGGTCTCTTCTTCAAACCAAATGTTTCCGTCTTCGTCTTTACTATATTTATGCTCTTCAGATTCCTTACCTAAAAACCCAACTGGAAGCATATCATCTTGTATTGCTGCTAATCTTTCTCTATATAACATATCTTTCATATCAATATCAGTTAAAGATCTAAATATATCTGTTGTAGTAAACCAAGCAAACAATACTAAATTCATCATTAAGTCATCGTGGTTTGGTGCTATAGCCATAAAAGAATTACCTCTAGAAACAAACGTACTCATTTCTATAATTGTATTTGGATCTACAATATCTAATTTCTTTTGCTCTATTAAATCTTTTATTGTAGAACATCCTATTCGTTTTACTCTTCGAGTCATTGTAGCACCAATTGCATTGGCTTTTACAGATGATTCAACGAACATATTTTCATATTCTAAATCATAATATAATCCATTACAAACTACTGCACCTTGGTCATTCGATTCTACAATCACATAAGCATTATTATAACTCTTAGCATATTTGTATATAATATCTGGCATTAACATAGGAGATATATTATTATCCCTAAATGTAGCTACTTGTTTAAAAGGGTCTTCAGTTACATCAAAAATAGTAAATGTACTATAATCTTGTCCTCTACCCTTAGCAACATCCACCGTCATTATATATTCATGACCTTCTTTTACATCTTCATATACCCAGGCATTTTCTTTTATCGAAATAGGTTCTTTACTTTTCTGCGCTAATAAATGATTAGCATCAATTAAAGTATTACCTCTTCCATGGAATGTATTACCAAACTCTTGCTCGAATTGTAGTTCAGAAGTATTAGCAATAGTTTCTTTTTGCCATTTCTTATTTCTTCCTGGTACATCCCACCAATCTATCCGGAAAGGTTTAAATTCATTTGTACCTTGTGAAGCACCTTCCCAAAGCTTATGATATACATTACCTATTCCGTTTGCTGTACTACATATAATAATTTGTGTATCTTTACCTGCCGATACTACCGGATAAGTAGATGTATAGAATCTAGCATCATCGTCAATAAAAGCAAACTCATCTAAGAATAATAAATTAATAGATAAACCCCTTATAGAACTGCCTGATGTAGCAGCTGCTAATATCTTAGAATTATTACTAAACTCTAATGAACCTTTATTTAAAGCCTTAGTTCCTGGCTGTAAAAAGAAAGGTAAGTTTTCCAGAGCCAAGGTTATACGTGATAACATTTCTCGGGCTACCGCACCTTTGTTCGCGAGTATAGCTATAGTTTTTTCTGGGTGGAATACTGCATACCATAAGATATAAACCACACTAGATATACTTTTACCACTTTGTCTACATGCTAACACTATACTAAATCTATTATTATTAAAGTGTTTAAACATCTTTTTTTGATAAGGATAGAGATTAAATGGTACTAATCCTTCATCCAAAGATATAATCTTTACATACTTCTTAGCAAAATATACAGGATCTTTCATACATTTCATGTACTCCCGTATTTCTTCTTTTGTAAATTCGGTTTCTACACCATCGCGTTTAACGTTGGGATTACCTAGGTAACCAAATTCGTTATTTTTAATCCTCTGCATCAATAAAATCTTTATCTAATATCATCTTTTGTAGGTCGGCTGTACTTCCTACAAATAAATTATTATTAGTCACCAATCGTTTCTTTTCGGCTTCTTCCTCTTCTTTGTTTAAAGCTTTCTTATTCTTCTGTAATTCCATTAATTTGTCTGTTGTATCAGCTACATCTTTAATAGCTCTACTTAAGACCTCGAACGCACGTGGGTGCTCGCTCTCGCGGGCGAGCTCGGATAGCACGTCGAGCGAGCGCATGCCCGTATTAATTAAATCTTTATAGGTACTTCTAGCCAATTCATAGTCATCTTTTATATCTTTCTTTTCTTGATATATGGTCGTAGATGTTCTTGGCTTAGCCGGAAAATTTTGCTCTAATGACTTTTGTAGTTTTTCTTTTTTATCCATAATATATCCATTACGATGTTAATATAATAGCTTCACCACCCATTTTTGCGTGGTTTGCACAATAATAATACATATTTTCAGGTGTATTTTCAACTGGTGAGAATAATGTTCTGTGTGTTGTAAATGTTAGAACCGTTGCATTTGCAATAGTTTGTGCAGCTGCTAGAGTTAATGCATTACCGTTAATATCTGCCACAGTAGTATTAATTCCAGTAGCAGTAACCACATCACCAACTTTTATGTTTGGATTAGAAGCTGTTAAAGTTACACTTGTACTTGAATTAACTGCGCCATTTACCTGTGCAGTTGTAGTGGTTGTATCTGATGTCACTCCTGATGTATATGCAACCCCACCCGCTCCATGTGTTCCATCCACTGTTGTCGAGAATCTAATTGGATGCGCAACTGGATGTTCAAAAATATAAGTGTTTCCTCTGTATAAAGTTAGAGTTGGTTGTTGTTGTGCAAATAAGTAGTACTTATTCGCCGTGAATGTTAATGATACGCCAGTGCCAACAGATTGTGCTGTACTTAAAGTAATTTTCGTTGGTGAGTTAATAGCAGATATCTGTGGAGCTCCACTTATACCTGTTCCGCTTACTATATGTCCTACTTGCAAACCTGTAGTATTATCCAATTGCAATTCAGCAGAACTTGATGAAACTGTTTGGGTAGTTCTTGATACGCCAACCGGTTGAACGTTTACAGTATATTGGAATTGGTCTCCACCAACTACAAATTGGTTTTCATCATAAGATACCGTAACCACTTTCGTAGATGATGTATCTGAAGGTCTAACAGTATAATTTAATCCTTCGAAGAATTCACCGGTCTGTTGATTTTCAAAGTCAAGATTAACTTCTCTTATCACACCTTGATCTACCGTTGGGCCATAAAATTTCATCTTCATTATAAAATCTAATGTGTAAGTTAATACTCTTCTTTCTTCAAATGAACCTTCATATTCATCAGATATAGCTACACCTGTTAATATAACTGGTACATCCTGTTTATAATCAAAATTAGAAACTGGCTTAATTGATAATGTATACTCTGGTTGAAAGTATGGTAATATTTGTTCTATAATTTGTAAACCATCATCTTGGTTTTTAGCTAAAATACTTAATTGCATACCAATATTATATGCAGTATAGTTTTGTATTGTTTTCTTTTTCTTTACATCTGATGCGTGGTCTTCAACGACTTTATTTCTTTTTTGTCCTTTTTGTATTACATCTAAATCTAAAGAAGTTATTTCAAAAGCCATACGAGGTAATTTAACCCCCATTGGCGCATCGAAACCTGTCTCTTGATCTAATCTTGCAAGGAATTTTTGTTTTGGTCCATAAGCTAATGGAACTCTAACTTGGTTTACAATAGAACCATCTGCTTTTTTTCTTACAACAGCTATATCATTAAACAGTGTACCAAACACTGCTACCGATTTTCGCATTGTTGCGTGATAAAAATGAGTACCGAACATTAGTATGTCTCCGATGGATCACCGAATGGATTAGATTCCGTAAAGTCTATAAATCCATCTGCTGTTATTTCAAATTCTACATTCTGTGCTCCACCATCTGTGTCCCATGATTCAGTAGTATCTGTTAATCCATACACCTTAGTAATATAAGCAGCATGATTATTAGTTTCCCCAACAAGCGGGGCAGAGGTAGAAACTATAAAGTCTTTTGCAACTCCATCACTATTTATAACTTCAATATTAGAAACACCTATCTGAGATATAGTGTCTGATGTTTTAGTTCTATTTTGTACTTCACCCTTAACAAGTATATCTGCACCAGCTGCTGTAGAGCCAACACTTTGTTTAACCATCTCGCCAATTTCGAAGTGATTCCCGCCCGTAATAGCCAAGTCCATTGTGACTTGATAAGCACTTGCTCCAGTTTTCTCATCTATACTTTCTATACCTGTATCGAAATCTTCGTCTGCGTATTCGAATAGTGAACAGTTTAATCTGTAAACAGGTAAGTTAGATAATTGATAGAATGGTGAATCATCTTCTACATAAGATATTTCAAAGAATGAATTTGTCATTGGAAGGAATATAACATCACCTTCCTGTGGTCTTGGGTTGGTTAAATCAGAAGAGAATATACCTATAATCTTTTCCCATTGTCTCCTAGATATTACGAACGTTGCTTCGTCTCGTATTTCTAAACCAAATTTAGAGAATAGATCTCCTTGACCCTCAAATCCTTCTACATTTTCTAGGTAAGCTTCTATTAAATATGCATCGTCGAATTTAGATGCTGGATCTTCATTTAATACATTATCTCTATTCACTAAAGTTCGAGGAATGTAGTATACATCCTGACCGAATATTTTTAGGCTTTCAATTACTAAATCTTCGTAAAGATTCTGTTCTGTTCTGACTGCCTGTGAAAAGAAAACTGATCTTGGCATGTTTTATCCTGTATAGAAATCTACTGGCTGTTCCCAATTTAATCTACACTCTTCCTCTAATTTTAAAATTTCTTCATTTGCATCATCAAAGAGTTGTCTACCATTAAATGTTACCCCACCTGGCATTTGCATACCTTCGAACTTTAATAGGTTTGTTCCCCATTGTCTTTTAATAAGGGCAGTTGCATATTTCTTTAAGAAGTAATCATTATAAACTTCTGTATAGGTATTAGGATCGATTATTCTATTACATTCTATAATAAGGTAATCATCTCTATCTACCTCTTTATTCCAATCCATATCTATCCTTAGTTGATCCTTATGTTTATCAAAGCTTAAATGTTTAGTACTATCATCAATAACCATATCTAATAATGCTAGCCATTGTTGTGTCATAACATATTCACTTAATGAACCTAAGAAACCTAATGAATAAATATCATTTAAATGCATTTGGTATTTAATATCAAACATGTTTGTAGATGTAGTTGCTTCCTCTATTGGAAATACATCTATTACATCTTGAACTAATTCTGGAATAGTTATATAACCATTCTCTATATCACCAATAGTTATACCACTTGCTTTAATAGTTCCTGTGGCTCCGGACGTACCGCCTGTGACCACATCGCCAACTGCAAATACTTTACTAAAGTCTGTTAGTGCATTATACCTTATTTTGGTTGTGCTTGTAACAGACTGAATAACTGATTTTGCTCCAGATGTTCCACCTGTAATAATCTCTCCTACTAAGAATGGACCGCTTGCCGCTGCAGCTGTAAATTCTATTTCAGAGTTAGTTACTTTATGTTTTAAATAAACTTTTTCTACTGCATCTGAATGATAAAATTGATAGAATTGTAGAGCTTCGTCTATTCTATCATCTATTTGGTCATCATCTACATTAATTTCTAACACAGGTGCACCCAGTGATCTTAAACAGTGATCCGATAATGTTGCTTTACTATTTGGTGCTGCCATATTTAATACCCTTTATTCTATTTATATCCTTTTATCCTTCCAATGTTGTTATTCTAGCTTCTAGTTCTTGTATTGTTTTTACGAGTAATGGAACTAATTTACTATTATCCATCATTTGATACTCAGGTACTGATGGTGTCTTAACATCTCCAGCATTTTTACCTTCTGGTATTTCATCTCCCGCCTCATATAAAATAGGATCAGCCATACCATCTTTTTCACCTACAATAGCTTCTGGAACAATACTTGAAACTTCATGTGCTAAGAAACCATCTATTAATGTATTTGTGTCATCTGCAATAAAATTAAATCTAGCAGGTTTTAATTGTTTTAATCTAGATGTAGCGTCCCACGTGTAATCTACATTTTCTTTTAGTCTGTAATCAGAAGTTCCACCATAAGTAACGGTTCCATTGGCATTAGTAACGATTGTACCAACTTCTCCACCACCAACTGTTCTTTCAAAAGCTAAAGCTTTAAAACTTACTCCAACTTCTCCAACAAAAGTAGCATGTCCATTAGCAGTACCACTACTATTATATGTTTGTCTTCCAGAAGAATTAATACGGAATCTTTCTGTAAATGATGTGCCTGTCTCTAAAGTTATAAACCCTGCTTGTAATTCCATTTGTGCTGAATTACTTGTTGCCCCATAATTATTTCTTATAGTAAGCTTAGTAAGACCTGCGTTATCATGGTGTATAATACTATTTGTTAATCTAAGTTGTGTGTTAGTACCATGTACTTGCAATACTCTTGAAGTTCCAGATCCAGTAAGACCTAAGAATGCAGGAGAATCAGTTCCAATCCCAACATAACCTGATTTATCAATCCTCATAGCTTCAGACCAATTACCAGTATAAAATTGTGTCTCAAAATCCGCATGACCACGAGTTCCAATTCTTAACATTCTTGTATCAAATCTAGTATGGAATTCCCCACACCTAGCGGCTGATGGATGTCCTGTAAATATTCCTGCTTCTGCAGCATCTGGAACAAGCATACTTATTCCACCATGAGTACTATTTTCTACGACTAATGAATTTTTATCTGTGCTAGCTGTTACTGACCCTGCTGAACCCTGAAGGATATGGAATTTTCCATCTATACCTGAGGTTATTCCTACACCAATATTACCCGAACTATCAATACGCATTCTTTCAGTACCATTAGTTGTAAAGTCAATATAATTATCATTTCTAATCCCAATAGCGTTTCCGATATCTTGATTATCTGCTAAATATAAGCCACTAGTTCCACCGTACAAATACATATAGTTATTACTATTTGCATGAATACTATTATTCGTATGATTTGTCGAACCTTGCCCTAATGTTAATAAGCTTGTAATAGTAGCTCCATCTGCAGAGGTTGCAACTCTTGTTACATTATTATGCATAAGTTCAACAGCACCATTACCTACTGCTCGGAGCATTGTTTCAGCTCCTGAAGTTTTAAATCTAATATCGTTATTCGTAATATTAAAAATACTTTGAGAATTAGTTATGTCGCCTGTAAGCGTTCCACCAGCTAGAGGTAGTTTTCCTGCAATACTATTTGTTACGGTTGTACTAAAGTTAGCATCATCACCTAATGCAGCTGCT